GGCTCATCCTTCTTCTTGCGCCCACGCTTCTTCCCGGCTTTCTCCAGGTCCGCCGCGTTGTCGACGATCGAATCGGCCGCAGCTTCTTCGAGCGTCACCTGGTTCATGTCCACTTCCACCGTGCCGTCGCTATTGACCGTGTATTCGATGCCTTCGTGCTCGTCCTCGCCATAGTAGTCATCAATGCTCATCTGCGACGCCTGCAGCCGCAGTGTCACGTTGGTGCCGGCGAATCGATACAGTTTCACGGCCTTTTCCTCACTGTCGCCTTTGACGTTGAATTTGAGGACCGTCTTTTTCGAATCCCGCTGCAGTGTGGAGAATTCGGCCGTCGTCTCGCCGGCTTCGCAGCCATCCACTTCCATGATCACGATGCCGCCAGCCATTTCGACGAGCGCTTGCGCATGCGGCATTTCGCTGCCCTTGATCTCGAATTTCAGGACTTCCTTCTTGTCATCGCGTTGCATGGATTTGAACAGCACGTTCAGTTCAGTTTTCATTGCCAAATCGTCTCCTTTTTGAATGTGGTTGTGAGGCTCTACGAGCCGTGTACAGGCGTCAAACGGTTATCCGAGACTCTATGTCCCGGTGGATGCTCTCGACTTCCTGTAGCAACTCCTTGAGCGTCGTTGCGGTCGATTGCATGATCTTTCGTTTCAGCAGGAACTTGACTGCGCTGCGGATGTCGGGAAAATAGCCAAGCGTTTTGTATAGTTCGCGACCATTCTTGTCTGTAGCGCCGGTGTACTCTTTCAGGATGAACTGCATTTCATCGGATTCGAGGTACAAGCTACCTTCGATGTGTACTTTCAATGCTCTCACCTCCCCGCATGTGGTTGTGGGCTTCTCTGCGCCTTATAGAGCCTTTATATGGGTAGGGTAGGTGTAATCCACTAGACAGAATGTTGCGAGCCTGTATCGGAATGTTACGTGTTCGTATCACTATGGGCGTAAAAAAATCACTTCGGCACCTTCTTCCGCTTTTGCTTCTTCTCGGGCGGAGCTACAATGGCGTCCAATACTTCCGCCTGGTATGTCGTCAGAGAGTTAGGCTGCACGGTCGGATCGCTATCTCCGCGTAATGCCGCCGCTATCTTCGCCAGCACAAACGCATCCCGCACGTTATCGCTGCTGTGTTCGAATCCCCATTTGCGGTAGATAGGCAGCACCATTTCGTCCTTTTTCGCGTTCCCGCGCCCCGTGGCGAACTTTTTCATGCTGGCCGGCGGAACATCGATGTACGGGATTCCCCTCCGAAATAGCGCCATTCTGATGCCCCAGCCAATCCCGCCGAGTTGGATAGCCTGCTGTGAAGCGAAACCGAAGCCCTCAATGCAAATCACATCGTCCGGCTGCAGGTGCCGCATCACCTCATCGATCAGCGTCGCCATCCGCTTCGGGTCCTCACTGCCGACGCCCGTCAGTTCTTTCGCCCGAAGCACCTGCCCGTGCTCGTCCAGTACGACGAAGCCGGTTTTCGTGCTCGGATCAATCCCGACGAACCGAGCCATCAGGCAGCACCTCCCCCATATTGATCCGCGACCATGGGATGAGCTTTGCGATCTTGAGATATTCCGTACGATCTGCATATGTCGCGCTGGTAGTGCCTTTGTAATACCATGCTGTTTCCGAACGGATTGCCTCGTAGTGCTCGTCACAAAGCGGCACCAGCGCCCAGGTTTTTCTTGCCCGCCTGTTACAATCTGGATATTTGCATCTTTCGAACAAATTCATGCCCTCCTTTTAAGTCCATACCTTCGCGCTACACCGACGACCGTGCCGACCGGCAACCCGAGATATTCCGCGATTTCGGAAGCCGTATGAGTCGGCCACATGCGGACGAGGTCGATGAGCATGTCGGGGTCGAATCTGCGCCTTTGCAGCTCTCTCGCAGCCTTGTAGCGATTATCAAGCGGCATCTCGGCATCTATGGCATATTGGTAGAGTTGATCTTTTGTGGCATTAATCATCGTTCAACCACCCCACAAGCGCCGCCGCTGGCTCCTTTCGCTTCGGTTCCACCGCCGTGTAAGCGGTTTTCGGCGGCTCCGAGGACTTCGACGCTTCCTGCTTTCGCTCCGGCTCAGGTTCATCGTAGGCCCATCCGAGCGCCTTATACTGCTCGCGGAGGCCGGGAAACTCCCGGACCATCTGCCCACGCCGGTATCGTTGGACCGCTTCGGCCACATAATCGTATGTGCGCTGCAGCTTTTCGCGTTCCGCCGGATCAAGCAACGGGTCTTCGAGTTCGATTGACTTGGAAACCAACCAGTTGAGAGAACGCTCGTACTCCTCGTCATTTGCGATTCGCTTTCCTCCCGCCATTTTCCGGACCCTCCTTTCTCGGCTCCAATTCTTTGAAGCGCTGAATCCACCATTCAAAGGCGAGGCGGAATTTTCGCGTTCCAATGTTTCTGCCCTTGGCGAAGATGGATTGCACTACTTTGGCGCTTCCGCTCAACTCGTCCGTGTCCCATAAAAACTCGACCACATCCGCGTCCTGCTCAATGCTGCCGGACTCCTTGAGGTCGGACAACTTCGGCTCGTCCCGGTTCTCGCTGCCACGGTTTAGCTGTGATAGGAGCATGACCGCGCATTTGAGTTGCCGAGCCGTCTGCTTGGCTGCGCTGGTCACCCGGCCGATCGCCGCTGCGCGGGTTTCGTTCTTCTTCTGAGGAATTTCCATGATCTGCAGATAGTCCACGATCACAAGGCCCAACTTGCCGTGCCGCTTCTTGAACCGCCTTGCCGTCGCCCGGACCTCTTGGATCGTCACCCCGGCGGAATCCCGGATGTAAATCGGCAGCTGCGAAACTACGTCATATGCGCGGTTGATGCGGTCCCATTCGTTGTCGTTGAATCCTTCCTCTCCGCCCTTGTTGATGATCCGCCGGTAGTTTACGCCGGATACCATCGCCACGAGGCGGTCGAGCAGTTCGTTTCGATCCATCTCCTGCGAAAAGATGAGCACCGGGCCTGCTTCCGGGTTGTGCTTGGCGACGCCGTAAGCGTATTGTAGAGCTTTCGCTGTTTTCCCTGCCCCCGGCCGGCCCGCCAGTACAAACAACCATCCGCGCCACACGCCCCCGGCCCATTCGTCGAGCTGCCGGAACCCGGTTGTGAGCTTCTCCGCGCGGCTCTGCAGGTGCCGGAAGTAGTCGTCTCGTGATTCGGTCAGTCCGATCATTTCCGACTCGGCTGCGGGCCTGATTTCGTCCACCAGCGCGTCCACGGCAGAGAAATAGTCCTCATCGCTGTCATAGTCCCGCTGCGATGCCTCGACGATCTTCTGCGCCAGATCGACACCTCGACGCCGGTGAGCCTTCGACCGAACGATCTCGGCATATTGCCGGGCGTTCGCCGCAGTCGGGACCGATCCCGCCAGTTCGGACAGGTATGAGACGCCGCCCATGTCGTCCAGCCGGTTGTGCCGCTGGAAGTGTTCTGTCACCGTCACAATGTCGACGGGCCGGTCCCGCTCGTGCAAGTAGCGCATGACACGGAAGATGAGTTCATTCCGGCGGGATGAGAAGTCCCGCGCTTCGAGAAAAGTAATCTCGTCGAGCACCTCGGCCTTGAGCAGGATTGACCCGAGTACGGCTGCTTCGGCAGAAAGGTCAGTCAAGTTCGAATTCGTATGGGTCACCCCCTTGCTCAATCCATTCCTGAGCGGCAGCAAGGCGGTCGATCATGGACTTGTCTCCGCGCTGTGGCGACTTGGTATTCCCGCGAGATGCCTTCATTTTCAACGCCAGTTCCGGGAACTTCTCGCGCAGTTTTTTTGCCGATAAAACGTTCGTTTGCCAGAAATCATGTGCTGTCACCCAATCGATCACATCACGGATCAACCGTTTGTCCCGAACGCCGTCACGCTCTACCAGCAGCCGGAAGTCGTCAGCCCACTTCTGGAGGTCTGCCTTTGCAATCGAGGCGTGGTTAAAACCGATTTCCTCGGCCATGTCGACGATCTTCTGGTGAAAGTAGGCGGCCATACGGTAGTAGGTATTGTCCGGATCGTACTTGTTCGGCTTCCGCTTGCCTCGCGGCTTCTTTGGCGGCGGACTGGCGGGCGGCGGTTTAGCTGCTGGCTTTCTCGGCGGCCGTTCGAGCCAAGTGTCGAAGTCCTTGTTAAAGCGGATTATGCGCGGGCGACCGGAGCCACCTGCTACCACTTCCAGCACATTTCGCTCAATCAGCGCTGTCAATTCGCGGTCAACCTGACTGCGGGCGGCGCCGATTGCCTCTGCGAGAAATGAAAGCGAAAAATCGGCCTCTTTGCGCCGGTAACCGTAGGTATAGCGCCAGACGATCAGCAAGATGCGGAATTGCGTACCATTGAACCGGTGGCGGGCGGCCTGCTCCAAAATCTCGTTCGCGATTCTGGTATAGCCATCCTCAAGTTGTGGGCGCCGGGCCATTCGCGTCACCCGCTTTTCTGCATCTCCTGTTCGAGCCGAGCTTGAAAGAGATCGGCCAGACGTTCGATCATTCGCTCGCGGTTTCCGTCGCAATCTTCGGCGATCGCACGAATTTCATCGCGGATGGTTGGTTCTTCCACCATGTAACCGTAGCGAAGGGCGTCGATCAGTTCAAAAAAACCGCCCGTTGGATCGGCATGCTCAAAGAGGACTTTACGAAAACCTTTTTGATTCGAATCCAAGGGGATATTCCATGCTACCGTTTCGGCATTAAACCAGTGTTTTTTCGCTAACTCCAACGCCTCCGCCACCTTGCGGGGCAGCACCGGCTTACGCTGCTCAAGTTGCAAATGAAGTTCGTCTCGCTCGCGCATCAGCGCCGACACTTCCTCGCGGCGTTGGAGTAATTCTGAAAGGATAGCGTTATACTCGCTTTCCCTGTAGTACACTACCCCATCCAATACAACCGCCATTTATAACACCTCCAGAAAATAATGCTTGCCGTTTACGTATCCCCGGCGCGCCAGCGCCGCCTCAACGGTCGCCAATGCCAGTTCGGGAATGTTGTTGATCTTGGACAAGTGTGTGAGATATATCCGCTCCCCCCGGCCCCGCACCAGCTTCGCAAGCGCCTCGGCAGCCTGCTGATTCGACAGGTGCCCGATGTCCGAGAGGATGCGGGCCTTTACCGAATCCGGATAGCTGCTGACCGCCACCAGATCAGGGTCATGATTGGCCTCGATGATGTAGATGTCGCTGTCCCGCATGGCATCAATCATGTCGCGGTCTATGTGGCCGGTGTCGAGGCAAACGGAAAGTTGTTGGTCCGTGTCATCCACGATCACATAGCCGAGCGAATTGTATGCGTCATGGTGGGTAGGGAAGTATTCGACGGATAATTCCCACCCCGGAAGCATCACGCATTCATCGCGCATTAACGGTCGCCGCAATTCCTCATCAATGCCGTGGATGTCCTTCCATTCGTTTTCCGCTGCATAAACCGGTATCCGGTACTTGTTTGCCAGCGGCAGCCCCTTGATATGGTCGCCGTGGGCGTGTGAGATGAATATGCCCGTGATTTCGTCCGGACGGATGCCAGCGTCCAGCAGGCGGCGTTCGATCTTCGATTTGGGTATGCCGGCATCGATCAGGACGACTGTGGAGCCGGACCGGACGGCGATGCAGTTGCCGCCCGACCCGCTCGCCAAAATGTCCACCCTCACGGTTCAAACCCCGCCAGCAGGTCGTCGTCATCTGTCGCTTGCGCCGCCTTCTTGGCGATGTCCAGGTCCATGAGTTTCAGAAGCTTGGTCAGTTCAGCCACGGTCGGAGTTTCGCCTTTGACGACGCCTTTCTCTGCGATGTAGGCGGCTTTGGCGTCTTTACCGGTGATGCCAAGCTCCTTGAACTTGGCGTTCATCTGCTTGCGGAGCTCTTCATATTTGGCGTCGCCGTCTTCCGGTTGTGCCTGCTGCGGCGGTTCCTGCTGCTTCTGCTCGGCTGCTGCCGCGTTTGCTTCTTCGGTAATGTCCCGGCGTTGCGGTTCATAGGCGGGAATGTCTCCACCTACCGGCTGGAAGTCTTGGTCATTCAGGTCGATGCCGAATTGGCCTTTGTACGCCCGTTTGAGCATGTGCTTTTTGAACATGTCCGGGAAGAAACCGCTGTTCCACATGTGAGCGTTGAACCCTTTTTTCATGTGTTCGACTTCTTCCACGTCCATCAGCACCACGAACGGGCGGAAGCCTTCGCGATAGGCGATTGCATAGCCGCCAATGATTCGCCCCCGCGGGAAACCGACTTCGTGTTCAACGATTTGCCATGTGTCGCGCTGTTTGCCATCCGGCCCAATATCGATCACCTTTCGAGCCTTGAAGGTGTCGTTTTCGTGGACGAGTTGCACGTCATGGCCTTGGTAGCCTTCTACCTGACGACCTTTGTAAACATAGCCCTCGGCCTGAATTTGGATCGACAATTTGCCTTTGTATACAACCGGTGTCACATGCCCGTAGAAAGGATTGAGGCCCATGGCGTCCGAAGCACGGACGAAAAAGCGGAATTGTTCAGGAGTCAGGTCGGCACCGAACATTTGATGCATGATTTGCACATCTTCGGCGCTAAAGCTGCCGATCGCTTGGATAGCGGTTTGGTTTTTCGGTTGCAAAGCGTTGCTCATGCTCAAAATCCTCCTTTCGCAGTTTCAAGGCCGCGTTTGACTTGTTTCCGTGCGGTTTCCCAGGCCTTTTCGTAAATTGCATCCGGGTCCTCGCCCGGCTCTACAGTGATCACCGCGCCGGCATCGACTTTCAGCGATTCGTAGTTTCCGAGGTTCTTTGTGTACATGAAGCCGACGGAGATTTCTTTGACTTTGCTCATCGCTTCGGACCCTCCCCGTTGTAGTAGGTCTTGAACGGCTTACCGCCGCGCTTGGCGATCAGCTTGCGCTCCCGGCGACTAAGGATCAGGCCGTAATCGGATTTGATCGCCGAAGAGACGGTCGAAAGGCCGAGCGTGCCGGGGATGTACTTTGCTCCTTTCGGTTTAGTCCGCTTGAACAGCCAGCGCCGGAAACGACGAATCATACCTTTCATAGGAATCCCCTCTACCAAAATTTTTTGAGGAAGTGCATGGCGACGACGACGAAAAAGACCCATATGGAAATTGCGGAGACGACGGCGATGACATACGTGATAATGGCGGCGATTCTGGCCCATTTCACTTCGATCAAGCCTCCGTTTCTATTTTGAGGTCTTGCTCCGGCACCGCGCGCCCCGTGATCAGTTGGTCATACACAGCGACGCGCCCGGTATAGCTTTCAATGCCGTCAATGAACACCGGAGTGATGAGCTCGCTTTGCTTGAACAGAACTTCGGCCAGTTCCAGACCTGCCGCGATCTTCTCACCTGCGGACAATACCGCGTAATCTTTTCCGTCCATCTGGATGCTGAAATCCGGTTCCCATTCGTCTGTAGTTTTGATGTGCTTGAACAAGCGGATGCTCAAGGATGTAAACAGGCTTTGCACCTTTTCGGCTTGCAGTTCGGCCTCTTTGGCACGATAGGCCTTGATTGCGTCGAGAATAAAAATTGACTCTTTCAGGCTGGCGAGCGTGGCCGCCTCGTCCGCGCGGGCCTTCTCTACTTCCTGCTCCAGTTGCTGGCGGCGTTCCTTCTCGCGCACGGCGTCGATGATGGCCTGTTTTGCTTCCTGCCAACGGCGGATTTCTTCGAGCTTCTCGGACACGTCGATGTATTCGAGTGTTGCCAGTTCAGCTTCAAGGTCTTTGCGTTGCGCTACGATTTCGTCATATTCGGCCTTGAATTCGGAAATCCGGCGCTCTTTGTCCGCCTTCGCCGCTTCGACAGCTTCACCATGCAATGGCTGTTTGCACACGCGGCACGTGTCTGTGATGGGTTCGGCTTGGAGAGCGGCAAACTGCTGCTTCATGCGGTCGCGCTGCTCCAGTAAGGATTTAATTTTGCTTTGCAGGGCTACGATCTTCCGGTTGTTTTCGTCCGCGCCGGCTGTGGACTTCTCGATTTCAGCGATTGCCGCATCGATCTTGGCGATGTCTGCTTGCGCCACCTCAATGTCCACGGCGGGCGTCGAATCCAGTAGCGTGAGTTGCTCCTGCAATGTCCGTGTCCGGCTCTGCGCAGCTATATGCTCCTTTTCGAGCTTTGACTTTTGGCCACCGGTGCCGCCGTGGATTTTTTGGAGGTCGTCCAGGCTGTGTTTCTTCGTCAACTCAGCCAGCTTTTCCGCGATCGGCTCCGGCAGATGTTTCAGCACGTCCGACTTCGCGGGCGGCATCACGTATCGCAGAATCATCTCGCGCTGTTTCGTCCAGTGGAGCGAGAAGAAATAGGCCGGATTGTAGAGCGAAAGGAACTCGTCGCGGTCGAACAGGCTGGCGACGGCGGCCTCGTATTCCTTGGCCTTGGTCGGAACGTCATTCAGCAGGAACACGTTGTCGCCGCCTTCGATGCTGCGCTCAAACTTGATTGGCTTGCCGTCCACCTCCAGCAGCAGCGCGGCCCGGGTCACGTCCGCATCGTAGTTTACCGGGCGCGGGCTCCATTTTCTGCCGAACAGGTCCGTGCCCCACAGCGCCCAAACGGGAGCCGTGCCGATCGACGTTTTACCTTGGCCGTTTTTTCCGCTCAGTTTCGTGATTTTTCCAAATCGGATGTGCTGGCGGCGAT